GGAAAAACCCGGGTAGGGGAGACTAAGTGCTGGGAGCCCCCTCGAAAGGGTATTATTTAGCACTTAGAGCCATCGTTCCAAATCCGCCAAAGCGACATCGTACGTGGGACAATCACCACACTCACACGATGCATCAACCACGCCCATATTTTCGACTTCCATCTGCAATAGATTGGTCTTCATAGGCTTGGTTCTCTCGTGACATTTAGCTGCAGTCACATATTGCATGTGTTCGTAGGCAAACTGTTCCCCGTCATCAATGCCCCAGGCACGCCAAAACGTGTACCTAGCGAGCCAGTCTGGTTCAACGTCATTAAACCGAAACTCCGTCATTCCATACTGCTCGTACTTCCACGCCTGCGCTGGATTAAACGCAGCTTTACCTTCCCCCAAGATGTTGTAAATCCTCCTGGCAACCACCGAATTTATGGGTGACCCAGGTGCCATAGCCATCTCACAAAGGCAAGTGGCACGCACAGATTGTTGCATCTGACTTCTAGTTCTTATCTCTGGTGACTGACCCAACGTTGCTAAAACCTTCATGGGGTTTCTGACAAAAGTTGGTCCACCGGGCAAAATACAAGGTCGACTCTGACAAAACTCAACCTTAAACGGATCATCATTGACTTCAATCTCAGTGACCATCCCACAATCCAACATATACTGCGGTAATTTATCGAGCAAACCTAGGTTTGCTCTTTCAACTATGATATAAAAATCATCACCGTCGCAGCAATAGTCATACTGTTCTGGATCTAAATCTACCTCAAACTCACAAAAGCCAATGATGAGCCACTCATTTATTTCTGTATTGCCCATCCCAGTATCAATGTCTCCTGACTCCACTTTGCCCTCAATGACATACACTATGCCACCCTTCGTCTGCCCTTTAACCTTACGCCGAAATTTTAATGCTCTACGAAGCTCTGGGTGATAACCCCTAGCTCTCAAGTGAGACTTATCAAGCAACAGTTTCAACTGTTTGTTTACATGCGCATCAAACCTGGAATGGTCACCACTTATTATCACAGGATCCTTATACCTAGCTAGCTGTTTGAAAAAATTAATACACCTTTGCTCGGGTGTTTTCCCTTTAGCTACGCAATAGGCTCCATTCCTATGATGCCCGATGACTTTCCTTTCCTTATTATGGAGATGCGACGCCATCATGGCGTTGTAACGCAC